TAGTTAGTTATGAATGCAACTCTCGTCACAAATTATTAGGGAGTGTCAATCTCTGGATCATATCCACCGTTCTCAACGATTTCAATGATCTCGCCGTCTTCGGTCAATTGGCTTTCGTCAATCTTGGTGTAGAGGTCGAGGAACGCTGTACGTGTTTCTTCGTCGAAGCGATTGATGCACATCGAGATTGCTTTAGAGCGATCTTCGAAGATAGAGTATGTCTTAACGATGTGGCATAGACGACGAGTAGAGACAATCTCTTCGACACCATCAGCCTCAAAGGTCTTGCGTATAACGTTCGACCAAGCGATTAGCTTATCAGCAAACTCTTCGGCTTCAACGCCGAACTTGCTCATGTGAGCCATCACGATTTTCTTCTCGATGACTGGTGAGGGAAACTCTTGATCGATCGCACACACGAATCGTTCGAGGAATGCATCGTCAATGATAGAAGCTGCGGTGAATCGACCATCGTCGGAGCCACGACCTTTGGTATTTGCTGTGGCAATCACATTGAAGCCTTCAGCAGGAGTGATCACTTGTCCAGTTTTCTTGAGCAAAACTGGATTGCCTTCAAGTACACCTTGCAGACACATGATCTTGTTCGTAGCACGATCGATTTCGTCGATGAGTAAGAGGCAACCACGTTCCATCGCTTTGATGATTGGTCCTTTTTGGAAAACTGTCTCGCCATTGATGAGGCGAAAACCACCGATCAAATCATCTTCGTCGGTTTCAGGTGAAATCTGTACTCGAACGTACTCGCGTTTTGCCTTAGCACACGCTTGCTCGATCATCATGGTCTTGCCATTTCCAGAAAGTCCAGAGACATACACGGGGAAGAAGAGCTTCGACTTGATGATCTTCATAATCGTGTTATACTCTCCCCACTTGATGTAAGTAGGATCTACCGATGGAACGTAAATCTCATCGTTAGCGACAGAAGCAACACCTCGAAGTTCGACGTGGTTTGCGATTGCTGTCGAAGGAGCAGGTTCTGCTGAAGGTGTTGGAGCAGAAGGTCCAGTAAGAGTATAAACACCACGAGAGAGTTTATACATTTTACGAATAACCTTGTAGGCATCGTTGTGGTCAATTCCAAGACCGTGAGCAATCTCGAGAATCTCTTGATTGCGATAACTAAATTGCCCGCGAGATTTGAGGGCTTCTGTGAGGGTTTTGTTTTTATTCATAATTTATACTAATTAACTGTTATAGATATATTATACCATATCTGGGGTATTTGTACACTTTTTTATATCTCTGATAGGCAATAGTTTATGCACTTTGTATATAATAAGGTCCAAAATTTAAAAAATGTTAAGCAACCATTTCGGCGAACTTGTTGAGAATGATGCGGTTTTGGCGATTCTTAACATTGTGCTTTGCGTATGATCTCGCGAGTTGACTTTGAGCTGTACGATTGTTTGCGACTTCAGCACCATCGTAGTGAAACTCGTCTTCAGTAATTTCGATATTGTCAGGAAGTAAGAAGTATGAATCATAACCTTTGCAATCGGTTGCGTGAAGGAAACCTTCTTTCTTGTACTTTTTCATATTTTGCGCTGAATCATTATATCCAACCATCTCGCGAACTTTAGTTCTTATCGCTGGTCTACCGCTTGGAAGGAAGAAACCAATAAGAGTTGCTCCAGTAGCTTTCTTAAGAATTTCAGTGAGTCGATTAGTAGAACCATAACGACCGAATGTATATTGCTTTCTATTAATATTGGTTGTAATTTTGCTTACGCCGAAACCGCAACTGTGAGGTACGCAACCGTATGAATCACCATCGCTAAGTATTACTACATTGGTTTTTTGAACTGCATGCTTCTTGTTGAATTTATTAACGAGTGTGTGAGCAGCGATTAAAGTGTGATCAAGAGGTGTTCCACCAAGTTGTTCGTACTTCGAAGTGAACTGATCAGCAATGCGGTATTGAGAAAAGAGGATTTGATAAGCAACTGTCTTAAACGCTTGCTCGTACTCTGCTTTTTTCATATCGCTCGAGAACAATTCTGCGATAATGACGTTTGACATATCGAACTCGTTTTCGTTTTGCTCAAGCTCCGGGATTTGATTATGAAGTGAAGTGAATGAAAAGACTTGAAATGGAATTCCAACCTTTTTGCAAAACTGAATAAGATTGAGTGTGTGCTCTAATACATCTTTGAGAACACCTGCCATCGAACCTGAGTAGTCGATAAAGAATATCATGCCGTGACTCTTAGCATCAGCCAAACGCATTGTGGTGCTGAAGATTTGATCATCGTACTTGTACTTGTGCAAGTTGTTTACATCAATGGTACCGTTACGAGACTCTTGAGCTCGTGAGTATTGGTATGATGCTTTACGTCGCTCAAACTCGCGAGCAAGTACAGAAGCTCTTTTGTTTACAAGCTTCTTTAGCTTGATGTAACGATCGTTGTGAGTAGTCTTATGTTCATATTCGTTTGGTGCACCAGTGGTGAACAAATCTTCGATTTTTGGACGTGCAGCTAAAACCGTTTTGTAAGGAATAACACACTTGTCAATCGTGCTTTTGAGCGGCATCATAGCAATAGCAGTTCTGCCACCGTGACGATCTTCATCTTCTTGAATATTTTCATCAAAAGATTTGAGGGTTTCAGACTTGTACTCTTCATCAACAGTATCGTCTTCATCTATGTCAGCAGCATCACCAGCACCGTTAGTGTAAGTTGATTCGCCAACTGATTCTTCGTCATCGTCATCAGACTTAATGTCTTCAGACGATGCTTCATCACCACCTTCGTCACCTTCAGTAGATTCACCTTCAGCTTCTTCGCCATCGTCAGAATCATCATCAGATTCTTGACCATCACTAGTAGAACCAAAGCCTTCATCTTCTTCAGTGTCATCACCTTCAGATTCTTCGCTAATGCCTTCGTCACCTTCTTGATTGTCAGAAGGAGATTCGTCAGAGTCTTCTTCCATTTTCTTGTTGGCTTCTTCAGCAATAAATTCTTTGATCTCGTGGTAGAGTTCAATCACATCTTCGAATGTTTCGGCCTTTAGGCACTTGTTGTAAATTGCAAGCTCTTCGTCAGACAAAGGAATGTCAGAGTGAGGACCAATTTTTGCACGAAGGTTGAGACGATCGAGAAAATTCAATTCATCAATGTTCTTACCTTCGACCTTGAAGAAGTCACCTTCGACCAATTTCTTGTAAGCTCCATTGAAAATGCGAGGCATTCCAGCGTACTTGAGTTTGATCAAACGCTCGATGCGAATATCTTCAACAATGTTAAGGATATCAAAGTGAGAACGACCTTCGTCTTCAAGAAACTTTTCGAACTCTGCATGAGGTGTATACAATGCGTGTGAAACCTCGTGGCCTACAAGCATGTCATATACAACCTTACCTTGATCCTTCCAAACTGGAAGACCAAGCACACGATTCTTAACGTCGAAGTAAGCAGTCGATAGACGCTTGTTGTGAGTAACAGTAATGTTCTCAGTAGCCAATAGCTTGGCCAGAGACGACTGATTTTGAAGATCTAATATACTTTCCATAATTAACTATGGATCTATTATACCATAAACCAGCAATATGTACACCCTAATTATCTTATTGAATATCAACTACTTAGGACTTTTTTCCGAAAAACCTTTCAAAATATCACAAATTTGGTCTATGATATTCTGATATGTGCCATATTCGATGTCAACATCATACTCAGACTTGACCTGTGGAGCTAAACATGACATAAAATATCCCTTAAATATTTCGTCATCAGCCTGTTGTGGATCTTGCTTTTGCTTTATGCGTGTAATACCAATTGCATTATTAGCAGTATCTTTCTTATAGTAATTCACTCTTTGCCACTCTGCTAAAATTGTTTGCTTTCTCAAACTCGATTCTACTTGGGAATTTGCCATCGAGCACATCTTTCTTATGAGATATAATAAAGACATTGCTATCTTCCTTTAGACTATATAGAATCTTGAGAAGATTGTCTACACCATCCACGTCGAGAGATGAGTCAAATGTCTCGTCTAAAATAAGAAGGTTGGTGTTCGCTGAATTTTTCATCTTAGCAATCTGCCTCCATGAGAACAGAAGTGCCAAATCAATTCGAGTCTTTTCACCTTCTGAGAACGAAGCATAACTAAACTCATCTCTATGACGAGACTTAATCGTTTCGTTAAATGATTCATCTAAGTCAAACTTAACAAAGAAGTCAAGGATATTAAGATACTTGTTAATCAACTTATTCATCACTGGAAGGTACTGACGAATAATCTTTGTTTTGATACCAGTATCTTTAAGCATCTCACCTATAGCTTCGTAATATGTACGAGTCTCGAGCTGAGAAGATTTGTTATCTAGCATCTCATCGTATTGAACTTTCCTATCGTCTAAATCTGACTCAGCTTCTTTGGTATCAGTTAATTCATTTGTTGAATTATTCTGTTTCTTCAAATCATTCATTTGCTTATGCAAGTTATTGATAAGATTCTGATTAGATCTAATATCTGACAATATATCTTGAATTGCTGCATACTCATTGTTTGCTGCTTCAACCTTTGAATTAATATCAGTAATCTTATCTTCGAGCGTCTTAAGACCTTCACTAAGTTCTTGTGCCTTCTCTTGTGATTCTTTCTTTTTGGTAACCTTAAACTCTTCGCTAATCAATTGATCACATACTGGACAACAATCATTTGTCTCAAAGAACTTTGCATCCTTTACAACCTTTTTAATATTCGTGCTAATTCGAATCTTATATTCGTTAAGTGACGATTGTTTATCAGTTGCAGCATTTTTACAGCTCAAACATTCTGGTTCGACTGAATTATATTTTTCTTGTAGTTCCTCATTACGTGATTCAAGCAGATCAACCTCGGTCTGCATCGTATCGATCTGCTTAAGAGCCTTTGTAGATTGCTGAATATCGATATTCTTTAGATCGTTGATATGCTTCTTCTGTAGAGCAATCTGTTCTTTAATAATATTAAGCTGCTGATCTGTGTCAAGTATATCGCTCTTTGTCTTTGAGTATCTATCTTTGACAAGCATATTCATCTTCGTAAACACACCAATGTCAAGTAGATCTTCAATAACGTTTCTTCGTTGGTGCGAAGGAAGCTGCATAAATGGAATAAAGTTAGATGAACCTAAAACAACAACTTGATGAAATGATTTATGATTTAACTTAAGTATATTTGTTTCTAATACCTTTTGGTAATCACGACTATGTGACTCTTGATTAAGAAGATTATCGTTATGATATATCTCAAATATGTTTGGCTTCATACCACGTACAACACGATACTTATTTGGACCAATCGAGAACTTTACTTCAACCAATAACTTTTTATTATTGATGCTATTAATAAGTTGTGGTCTATTAATGTTACGATGAGGCTTACCAAACAATGCATACGAGATGGCATCTAGCATCGTAGACTTACCAGCACCATTCGATCCAACAACAAGAGTTGCAGAGTCTTTATTTAATGGTATAACAGTAGGTGTATTACCAGTTGAAAGAAAATTCTGGTATGATATAGATTCAAATATAAGCATTATATAGATTCAAGCTGCTGTGCTTCTACGAATAGTTCTTGTAACATTGTTTTTAATCTGTCAGTCTTAAGATCTGTTTCTATAGAATCGACATAAGTATTAAGTAATGTAGGTGTGTCAAGTGTAGATACTGTATCGTCGTTGACATTTTCTCCTGCGTATTCGTCGAAGGTTTCAACAATCTTAATTTCAAATGGTTCATAAGATTGGATGCGATCAATAAATTTATCGAATTCATATAAGTCTTTCTTTGCAACTACTACTATTTTAACGTATGTTCCTTGTACGTCTTTTTTTGTTATTACTTCTGTCTCTGTATCATTATACCTTATTCTGCGAAAAAGTACATGCTTATTTCTTATAGGTGTTAACTCACGCGATTGAGTGTCGAGAGTATAAAAGTACTTAGGATCTCCAGCATCAGACCATGTTAATTCCATCTGTGTTCCAAGATAGTGTATATTGTTTTGACATGATCGAGTATGGTAATGACCTGATAGAACCATTTCATAACGAGAGAATAAACTTCTATTTAATCCATGAGAAGCAACAGGCAAACCTTTACCCATTTCAAATCCTTGTAACTCGAGATGAGAAGCGATGATAGACGATTTAGATTTCGCTATAAAGTCCATGCACTCTTCATGATTATCTTGTGTTATCCATGGAAGGAAGCCAATGCTTAATCCATCAAACTCCTTATCATTTGGATGCATGTGGATATTAATGCGATCAGAGTATTGTTTAAGTATTGTCTCAAGCGAATTGAGGGTATTTGTATTCTTCCAATATACGTCATGATTACCTGGAATAATATCCATTGTCATATCATGCTCATACAGCTTTGATACGAAGCAATCATAAGAATGCTTTAACACCTTATAGTTAACGTATTTACGATGGTCAAAGAAATCACCTAAGTGAATAATTTGCTTTATATCATTCTCTACACAATATGGAAAGAATACCTCATCAAAGAACTTCGAGGCGTAGTCCATGAATATAGCCGACCCATTCTTAACACCAAAGTGGGTGTCATTTAACACAGCAAGTTTGCTCATAATGTAATACTAAAAGAAAAGTTCTATACCGCTTGGTTTGTCTGTCTTCTTACTTTTCTTTTTAAACTCTTTAAGAGCTAAATCTTTATTTTTAATTGATTGATTCTTTGCACGAATAGAGCCAATAATATTATCTGATTGCGCAGTAGGCATTTCAGAATCAAAGTCAGCGAAAGCATCTGCACCTGCATAGGCGATGTATCGTTCTTTAATATCTTGTTGTTTCTTTTCTTTTGCGATCCTTCGAAGAAAGGCATAATATGATATTTGAGTAAAGTATGCAAACGCGTTAGGTAATCCTGTGCGAGTTGCTTTCTCAACGTTATAATTCATAATAGCTTTGATACAATTTTCTACTGCATCCATTACCATTTCTTCTCTATATGTGTATCCAATAAAGTTTGGTTTATGGGATAGACCGTCACTTATCTTTAAAAAGCATCTACCGATATAATCAGTAATTACTGGTTCTTCTTTTCCTGCTGTGCGAGATTCATTAACGCTGTTAACATAATCGACGACTGCTTGGGAAAATTCTTTATTATTGACATAGTGCTCTTTGGCACGACGTACTCTCTTAGCTGGTTTTTTAGCTGGTTCTTCTTCTTTCATAATGTATATTATACTCTATTTAATCACATATGTAAATAACTATTTTTAAGGTTTACTTATTTCATAAAAAACGTTATAATAGGTTTATTCAACCAAAAGAGAGCTTCAGTTAGCTTTCCAATCCCATCTTGATTCTTTCGGCTTATGCAGTTTATCAAAGAAGTCATACGTTGAATCTAGATTATCAAATTCATCGTTAGTATCTTGGTCTACTTCTTGATTAATCTCCTCTTCTTCTAGCTTCTGTATATTATTAATAAGTTTATCGTAAGCGATATATTTTAAATAGTACTTAGATACCACGTTCGGAACTTCGGTTCGACATATTATGTTTGCTGAGTTAAGTTCAACTATGCCATCAGTTTCAACTATTATCCATGGCTTAAGGCGCATACCTCCTTTTTCCCTAATCATTTCAAGCGGGTTTGCTACGTAAATAGATCCGGTATCTTTATCGATCTCTACCTCTTCAGCTACTATATAGCTGCTATCAGTTAGTTTGTATGTTGCTAGATTCTCTGAAAAAATATCGTCGTAAAAGTCATTCATTATGGTATGTTTACTGGGTGAATATTGTAGTTAAAACCTTCTTTAGCATATATCTTAATTCTATTTATAGCATGGTTGTGCGTATAGTTCTTATGTTTTTTCCAACAAAGGTCATCTGCCAAATCATAAACAATCGTCTCTTGACCTGAATCAGACTTTCTCAAGCCTCTTCCAATGGACTGTAGGACTCGAATCTGTGACTTGGTCGGTGCAGCAAATACAATATTATGTAAATTCTTAACGTTAATACCTGTACTAAATGTTCCTACACTCGCTACAATAATAGCACCGGTTTCCTTTTCAGTAAGTTCGCGTATGCGTTCTCGCTCCTCAGCGTTCACTTCGCCTGACACAAAGAAGACGCTTCGTCCCTTTGCCTTCTTACTTATCATATTATAAAGGACTTTCCCGTGTTTGTTAACAAGGTTATATAGAACAAGAGTGTTTCCACTCTGATCCAAAGTAAGGTTTGTGATAAACTTATTACGAGATTCATTCAGAACAATAAAGTTAATCTCATCCTGATATTTGGCACGAGCCATCATCTTTCTAACTTCGTCTGAGTACTTAAGTACCAATGCTTCAATAGTCAAATCTGCAAGAGTCTTTGAATCGATCAGCGTTTTTGTGGTGGTTACTTGGTATGTTGGACCAAAGCTTCCTTCGAGAACGAGCTCGTTTACTTTACCACCATCGAGAGTACCAGTTGTTCCTATTCGGAAGTATGCTTGATTCAAACGATTCATTATAGTGGTTAAACTCTTCGCTTTAAATGTGTGTGCTTCATCACCTACAATCATTCCATATGATCTAAACCAATCGAGAGGTAGTTTAATCGCACTCTGCCATGTAGTGATTACAATACTTGATTCGATATTGTGCTTTTCTTTTCCTGAATATATCTTATGCACATCTTCGTCTACATCAAATTCATCATCACAGCCTGAATAATCTGCAAAATCTTTCGTCATTTGCTCAACCAAAGATGTAGTAGGAACTACGATGAGTACCTTCTTATCCATATCTTTGCTTAAGAAATATCGTGACAGCATGTATATAATAAGAGATTTACCAGATCCAGTTGGAGAAACTAAAATAGCTCTCTGAGACTTCGTAGCTTTTTTAAACGCATCAACCTGATAGTCACGTGCCTCGATCTTTTCACCATTTAACGATAATGGTAGAGATCCAATAAACTTATCTAACTCTTCGTCAGTGGCACTTAATGTTGGTTTTATTGTAGGATCTACTATAGTTTTATACTTACGAGCTCTGGCAAACTCGTCTACTTTACCTAAAAGACCAAACGGAATTTGTTGCGATCGCATATCAAATAGTCTGAGCTTTCCATCCCACATTTTATTACGATATGCAGGCATGAACTTATATCCTTCAACGAAGAACGTAAAGTATTCACTCAGCTCTCTTAGTAGTCCAGAATCCTCTGACTCTATAACTAAGTGAGCTTCGTCTTTTTTCCTAATATTAATCATTATACACCAGAAGTAAACTTCTTGAAATCTAAAATATTCTTTATGTGGCCATGTCTCCACCGAATATTGTTCATGATTTCTTCAAGAGTTTCTACTACTGCTTTTTGGTATTCAATCTTACTTGTTATTCGAACTATATCTTCATCAGTCTTATAGTACATATCCATATCTGACTTTAATGGTTTAGTCATTCCATCGAATGGATCATACTTCCAAGATCGTTCATCAATCTGTTCTTTTGACATCTTACCATTATAGTAAAGCCATTTCTCTTTACGAACTTTATCTAGCTCCATCTCATTTCGCTTTAATTGAAGCTTTGCTAAAGAAAAAAGTTCGAGGTATTTAGAATGCAATTTAGCAGACTTTACCGTTTCTGAATCAAGGTTAAGATCATCAATCTTAACGTCTTCACCCCACATTTTTAGTATATCATCAAGTATCATAGTATAGAGTTATTTATAGTTTAAATTTTATAGAATTATTTCAAAGTAATCATATCTAAAAGAGATCGTACTTTGTAAGTAGTCAATTGTGTCAACCTGAGTATTGAACTCAACTCCTCCTAAAGAGGTCGGCATTGCATTAACAAACTTAATTTGCTTATTTAAATTATTGTGACTTGTTAGAATTGACAAGATAAGGTCGTGTTTTGCCGGAAGATTTTCATCAGCATTTGCTTTAATCCAATTGAAGACTTCAGTATAGTTTTTCATATCTTCGTCAATTACAAACGACATATCAAGAGTATCATACGAAACCTTATCACCAGGAACAAATCCCTGATAATTTCTAAAACCAGCTTCCGCCTCTGCTAAAGAAATTGTTGGAAGACTGACAGTGCTAATGAAGTATTCTAAATTCGAAAATTTAGGTGATTCAATTGTTACTCTAAACCCTGTAGGCGAGAGCATATTAAAGTTATCTGTTAGTTGTGTCATACATGTATTTATACAAAAAAAGTGGAGGCCCCGAAAGACCTCCACTTAAGAAGTTTATAAACTAATTAATCTTAGTCTACTGCGTTGATATTCGATACTTCGAAGCGACGGAAGTAAGGATTGCTATCAGCAGATCCAACACCATCAGCAACACCAACGAATGGATTTTGTTGCATTCCGTAACGAGTCTTGAAAGCCATCTTCGGTTGGAAGTTGGTTTCGTCAACTGCACGTACCATAGTGAGTGGTACATATGGGCAATAGAACAGACCAGCATCGTATGGATTAGTTCCACGATAGCCAGTTGTTACATAATCGCTTGCAGCGAATGGGTCGATATAGACCTTTGTGCGACCGTTAAGAACACCTGCAAAGGTGTTTCCAGTGTCATCAACGTTAAGGTTAGATGCAAGAGCGCCTGTGTAATCTAGAGAACCCGCTGAAGCAAGAGCTGAAGCGATGTTGCTTGAACAGACGATGAAGTTACCTTTACCGCGACGAGTTTGGCGAGCAATTGTATTAGCTTCCATTTCGATTTGGAACATAAGGCTTTTGAACTTCTCAAATGCCCAACGACCGTCAGCATCAGCAACGAGGTTGAATGTACCAGCAACATCAGTTGATTCAGCACCAGTTTTAGCAACTGTGTTGATCGAACCGATAACTTCACGATTGATTTCAGCAAGGATTTCAGTCGATAGGATGTTAGCAAGCTCAGACTCAGCATCCAAATTGTGGATAGCTTTAAGATCTTGAGCAAGCTCCATTGTGTATTCAGCTTTAAGAGCACGTGTCTTAGCTGTTACAGTTGCTTTCTCGATAGAGAAACCCATTTCACCGAATAGATTACCAGATGCACCGAGAGTTTCAGCTGTTCCTGTAGCAATACCAACACCACCAGATGCACCGGAGAATGCTGTGTTAGGCTCGTTAGTAACAATGCTAGTAGCTACTGTGCCAGTTTCAGGAGCGAATGCTTCGTCTTGGCTAGAACTAGGAGTGATAGCATTACCGTCAGCATATTTGCTCTTCATTGCGAAGATAAGACCAGTTGGTCCGCTCATTGGCTGAACACCAGCGATATCGTAAGCGATAAGGTTAGGCATTGCACGGCGTACAAGAGAGATAAGTACTGGGTTGAAGTTATCAACAGAACCAATTCCTTGATTATTCTCTGTAAGAGAACCAAGCTGAGCAGACTCTTGCTTAAGAGCGGCTTCAGTATTTTCAAGTAGTTTTGCTGTAACAGCCTTGCGGTAGTTATCTGAGATAGCGGGTGCGTCAGCGTGCTCAAGCACGGGGCCCCACTTTTTGATGTCATTTTCTGCGTTAAACATATTAATTTCTTTCTTTATATTGTTGTAAGTGTGGTAAATTATTTACCGTTGGGATTGTTGTTTTTAATTTGTGTAAGAGCTGAAAGATATTTTTTCATGTCATTAGAGACATTCTCGTTAATATCGCTTTCGCCTTCTACAATAACTTCAGTTTCTGAATCTGATTCTTCTACGATCTCAGTCGATGTTGAAGAAAATGCAGATGATTTAATGGTTGCAACCTTTTCAGCAAAAGCTTCTTCGGATACAAATTCGACTTCTTCGGTAAGTGCTTTCAATTTTGCTACTTGTGTTTCAGCAAGATCTTTAGCGCTTTCTGAAATAATCTTCTCGCGAGTAAGAACCTCAAGCTTTTCAGAGAGGGTGCTTATTTCGCTAGTAGCTACTTCAAGATTTTCTTTAACTTCAGAAGCTTCTTTTTCTAGATCGTCAAATAAATCTACTTTTGCTGCAGGTACTTCAATGTAACTTTCAACAAATAGATTTTTAAGAGAACTGATGAAACCTTCAGCAATTTCTGTACGAAGCTTTGAGTCAACTTCAATTTGATTTTCCTCAACCCATGATTCAACGACATAATTTAGATAGTCGTCAATCTTGGTAATAAGGCTTTCACGAATTTCAGTAACCTCTTCAACAAGGTTTTGCTCATAAGTTTCTGCTAGACGCTCTTTCTCTGCAACAACCTTTTGGGATACAGCTGCTTCGAATAGAGTAGATGCCTTTGCTTTGAAATCTTCTGTTAGATTTGCTTCAGCGGAAATAAGGAGATCGAGATCTTCTTGCTTTGCGCTTGGCTTAGAGTCTGCTGCTTTTTCAACTGATTTAATTGATTCTTCTTCGTCTTGAGTTCCTTTTGCTTTTTTAGCATCGCCTTTACCTTTTGGTTGAGCGACAGGTTTTATTCCTGACTTTGCAATTGATTTAGCAGTAGCTTCAGCTTCTTTTTCACCATCTTTTACGATAACCGCTGTTTCAGGGTCACCAGTAGCTGTAGGTAGTTTAGAAGCTTCATCCATTTCTTCTTCATCTTCATCTTCATCTTCATCCTCGTCTTCTTTCTTAGATTTCTCGGATTCTTTTTTGGAAACAGCTTCATCCATTTCTTCTTCATCTTCGTCTTCTTCGTCGGACTCTTCATCCTCCATTTTCTTCTTAGATTTAGAAGCCTTCATGTAGCCTTCTTCCATTTCGTCTTCATCCTCGTCTTCTTCCTTATCATCCTCGTCTTCGTCTTCTTCGACTTCTTTCTTAGATGATTTAGATTCTCCGAGAAGAACACTCTTAATTGCATCAGAATAGCTTTGTTCTTCAGTAACTTCTTCGGCAGATGTATCCTGCACAAGCTCCTGATCTTCAAGCAAAGCTTCTTCAGTGATGTCTTCGATAATATCTTCTTGTGACATATATTTACTTTCTTTTTAGATTAGAGTTTGGAGAGGAAATCTTGCCAAACATTTTCTTGTGCCTCAGCGAGGCGATCTGAAGATGCTTTCCTGATCTCTGTCTCATATTCTTCAATTTGCTGAGGTTTTAGAAGACCATTATCCCAAACCCATTCTACACCTTCCATAATACCTTCAACGAAGGCAGACGGTGCAGAGGGATCTTGAACAATGTCAACGGTGTTAAGAATAAAATCATCCTTAACGTACGTTTTGTTCTCTCTTCGCTCAACAGTACCCATACCACGACTTGAAACACCAAGCTTAACGCCACCTTCAACGAGACCTTTCACGATTTTACCCATCGGCGTGTCAAGGATTAGTGCTTTTCCAACAACATCATTACCCTCAAATTTAAGAGAGGTAATTCGATGTGAAACTTTATCAAGATTAATCTGCGGGCCTTCTGGGTGATTCAATTCACCAACGGCTCGACCAGTTTTAACCTGCTCCTTAACGTACTTAGCAGTTGCTTCGCTTAGCACGTCTTTAGGATAAATTCTTTTGTTGCGGTTTTCTTTCTCCGCTTGCATAAAAACGCCTTCGATGAAAACATTCTTTTCACCTTTTTCGTTTGCTTCAGTAATATAGCTTACTGACTCTAAATGTTCTGTTATTAATTTCATTTAGCTTTCTTCTTCTGTATTAAAAGTTGTTGCTGTAAGACCAACCTTACGAACTTCAAGGGCATCTTTCAGCTTATCTTGAATTACTTGTTCAAAGGCTCTCTCTGAACCTTCTTTATCGTTTGTAATAATGTTATTAAATATATCTGATGCCTTCATAGTCTGTATTTATAATAATTGTGTTTTTAAAGATCTAAATATTAAGATCATCTTCTGCATTTGTATCTGCATCTGTGTCACCCGTATCGTCATCTTCTGGTTTATCTTTTTCGTCGTCAATTTCTCCATCCAATCTTTCGATATCTTCATCTGATTGTTTTAGAATAGATTGGCGAAGATATTTAGTAGATACATACTTGCCTACTAATTCTTCCATCTGTGAAGCCATATCTAATCTTTCCTTCATGATTTCAAACTCTTTTAACTCAGCAAAATAGTTATCTTCAATAAAGTCAATATTGATCTTCTCTCCGATTTCTTTCCAATCGCTTTCAGTAATTACTCCTTTAAGAATAAGCTGAATACGAAGAGCTTCAACCAATATATTTGAGAATTTCTTACGAATACGATCAATAAACTTTTGAAACTTTACTTCGTCTCGTGATATTTCAGAAGCTCTACCAAGATTAAATGAGTCATCTGATTCAAGTCGTGTAAGAGGAACGTTTAATGTCTTATATAACTTCTTTTGGAAAAATAGAATATCGTCAATCTGACCAAGATTTTCTCCGCCTGGAAGAGTAGTAATTTCTGTACCTCTTCCTCCCTCTCTACGTGGAAGCCAGAAATCTTCTAGCATAGACATGTGTCTACGATCATCTTTAATATCTCCTGTAGAAGCATCATAAACGAGTTTATTACGATACTTATTCATAATACCTTGGACATATTCTTCTGCTTTACCCTTTGGCAAATTACCTACATCAATATAAAAGATTCTCCTCTCGGGTGCACGTGAATAACGATACATTACCAATGAATCTTCCATCATTCGAAGCTGATTAACTGGCTTCAATGCTTTATGCAGATACGATACTACTCGTTTTTGTGTAGCATCTAAAAGACCAGATGTTACATTAATAATTGCTTCTTTTGATATCTTAACTCCTGAAAGTCCATCTCTTGTTTTTCCTACAACACCAGCGCCTGTTCCGCTAAAGTCTTCTGAATATACATAGTATTCATTAACTATCTTTTGTACGGTGGCGTCTGTCTTTGTATCAGTTACCTTTTTAACCTCCTTTACTTTTTTCATAAAGAGAGATTCAACAGGGCGTAACTCTAAAATTCCCCTTTTCGGATTCTTATCATCAATAATAACATGAAAATATATACGTCCGTCAACATACCATTTCTTAAAGAAAGATTCGCCTTGTTTATTAAACTTATAAAGCGATAGTACGTTATTAAATTCTTCAGTGATTGATTTTTTAATATTATCACCTTGATCTAAATCAGTCAGATCAAGTTTAGCTGGTGCACTTTGGTGTGCAGAAGCAATAGCAGCATCAACAATATCACTGATCGCCGAATCACATTCGGGCTGTTGAGATGCTTCTCTATATTTAATTATTAGATCTCTGTCATTCGAAGATGCTGTACCGTCTAGATCTACGTATTGTCCATAGTATCCACCGGCTGCAACTGTCGATGCAACGCCATCATCTTCTGGTTTTGGTGCAAAAGATACTACTTCTTTTTCCTTTTTAGCTTCTTTTGCGCCTATCTTTTTAGTGATCTGATATCCAAATAATTCCATATAATAATATTTATAATAAAAATCCCGCTGGGGTTTTTAAGCCCCAGCGGGATAGTTCATTTATTCTTATAAGTTAGCTTGTGGTATTGGACTCCCAATACTGATAAGCGAACTCAATTGTGAATTCTTCAACTGCATCATTAGCATCATAACTAAGATCAATAGCTGAAACATTCACTGGGAATGCTCCGCGAATTGCGTATTCTTTTGTTATGCTGTTTTGTCGATCAAGTTGTTGGACGATAAGGTCCGCTTGATATAACGATGGGTTTTTAACACCTACGTTATTGACATGCTCATTGATGCTATTCATCCAACTTTCGAATGCACTTCTTACATCTTGAGCATCCTCATTGTAAGCGGTGATTGTCCAGTTTTCGAATGTACGGTCACCAGCAACTTTTAGCTGTCGACCACGAAATGGTACATCAATTTGAGCCACAACACTTGCAGGAAGCTGTGCTCCCTTACATGTGAATGATAGCAGCTCGGTATTGAGACCAGCTCCAATTGGTGGGTTATTAATAATAACCTTAAAGAGATTGGCGCGTGCGCCTCCTCCGATTAGTTTTGCTTTAAATGAATCTACGTTAGCCATAATAGTTATTTCCTTTCTTTATTTATAATTATTTACCAACGATTTCAGAGAAATCAACTCCAGTGCGAGTAGCAATGAAATTAAGTGTAATGAAATTAATCGAACGTGCAGGTTTGATATAGATGTCAGCAACAAATCGGTTAGTGTCAATCACTTCACCGGTATTATTGGTATCATCACATACAACCAAGAAGTCAGTAATACCACGACGACCTTTAACATCCCGTAGGAAAGGCTCTGTCATATTTCTGAACATCGCTCGAGTGAATTCATCATTCAATTCGAAGAGTTGGTATTTAGCAGCTGTTGCAATCGCTTTTTCAAGAACGATAAACAATCTGCGAACATTAATGCGGTCAAAAGCACTTGGCTTTGATTGTGCTGTCTTATCTCCAAAGAGTACGATACCTTGTCCAGGGAACGATACGATTGGATTTACACCAGCTTTATACAAACTGTCTCTTTCAGCTTTCTTAGGATTAAACGCAAGTTTAGTGACACCTAATAGACTTCCACGATTTAATCCAGCTGGTGAGAACCAAGGTTCTGCAATACCATCTGTCTTAGCGCAAAGACCAGCCATATGACCAGAAGCAGGAATAAACATGTAATTATCAGCATACTTATTGTATACGTATAATGCAGTTGAGTCAAACACTCCGTATGAACCTTCAATACCTCGTGGTAACGCAGAGTGCGCTCCAAGAACTTGCTCTAGTGGATTAGTACCTCCAGCAGATTCAACGATTGGCGGAGAAACAAATGCTACTGCATCTTTACGAGTAGCAGCGATTGTCATTAGCTTATTTGCAATTACCATCGATGGATCATCAGTTGCGTCAACTTGTGCGAAGAGCAGATTTACATCTACTAATTCAGGATCAGCAAACTCTTCTAGACCAGTCATGATATCGGCATTATTAGCAACTCCAGGAGTAGCAACATCAGCACCTAAAGTGAATAGGAACGGTGTAGCACTACCTGCAACTTCTCGTGCGATATACATCCATTTGGAGTTAGAATTAACAACATCCATATAGTTGTTGTTCGAACCATTTGCAAGCTTAGCACCAACTTCGGTGTCAAGGAAAGCAAACTTTTCAAGTTCTGAACCAGCAATACCTGTGATTTCTCCAAAGTTATCGTAAATGAATACGTGAACTTCAGTTCCTACAGGAGCTGCATCAAATTCACCTTGAATAGCAGCTGGGGTATTTGGCCAAGATGCGGCGTCGATGATATATGCTGCTAGAGAGTTACCAAGATCGCCGGGATATTTAGCAAATAACTTACTAGGAAGAACGCCTGCAGCTGGGTCACCAGCTGGCATCATCCCTTCGAAGGCAGTTGTTGTTGGGATGTAATCAGCTTCGGTAAAAACACGCTCATCTTCATCGAATACAAAATCACCAGGATTAAGATCATCAGCAACACTTGTAAATTTAAGTGCAGCGTCATCAGCTAAGGTTTGTGCTGAACTTAATACAACATTATTTTGATCTGTTACTTGAGTTACTGTAACTGTTCCAACAATACCGGTTCCAGTTACAACCATACCTACAGTAATAGTACCTTCAGAATTGCCGTCGATTACCAATGGGGTAGCTACGTCATTGCCCGTGGTCAAAGCACCATTTACACTAGCATTCACTACATTTTGAAAGCCAACAGCTACGTTAGCAATGCCATAATCTTGTCCGATGCTAACAATGTGTATAGCAACGATATCGTATTTAACTGTAAAGAAAAGACCAGGAATAAAAGCACCTGAAGCATCATATGCTACAAGACCAGTTTTATCACCAATCGCGGCAAACAATGTTGGATCAGCAACACCTGCACCTAGAGTATAATCTGCAGCATTAAAGACAGAAGTAGTGGTATCGAAACCGCCTTCAGCATTACCTACAGCAACAGTAAATGGCTCACTTGTAGTGTCATTACTTGTTGTGTAAACAGTAACTGGATCGGTGGCATTTAGTTGACCAGCAGCTGCAGCAGTTCCGTCAGGAGCTGTAATAAGTGATGCTTGAGTTAAAGCAACTGTAATATCGCCATAAATACCAGCACCAGTATTAGTTTGAACATATAGATCTGTTGGAACGCCTGAATCTTGTCCATTAGTTACGACCATGGTACCAGCTGTAGCAGCACTATACTCAACAACTTCTCCAGTAGAGAGAGTGACTGATCCAGATGTGTTGATAAGCCCTGTGCCATCAGTAAGTGTAACTTTATATCCAAGAGAAGCTACAAGACTATCTGCAGATGCACCAATGTCGAAACGTGGTGCAATTACTGAACCACTACCGGCTGGTGTGCCGACTGGATCTTCCATTATTGAGAGTAGTTCATTTCCTGTAACGTCTGTGAACTCTCCTCCAACAGGAGCATTTGTGATTGCGATTGCTTCAATACCACCAAATGGTACTTCATGATCTCCGGCTCTAGCATTAAGCATAGTTCCAGGATCTCCGGCGCGAACGACCTTTAGTGCATTGCCATACTTCAAGAATGAAGCAGCAGTCAAGAAAGATTGTGTGTGTGCGGCGTCTGGTGTACCAAATTTACCAGCTAGTTCTTTTTCAGAACTGACTAGACCAATTTCGTTCACTGGACCCCACGTGAAATACCCAGAATATCCACCAATAGAGGTAGATACCGCAGGTATTACATTAGTTAAGTCGATTTCTTTAACCTCGACTCCAGGTGATACTTGAAAACCCATGTTTTTTCCTTTTTTTCAGTTATTGTTGATTGATAAGTTGCATAATAAGATGTAATTCAAATCGGTTAGATTTCTATTTATACTTTACGCTTTTTAGAGATTTTTCCATGTATTCAAGTCATTAACCATATCTTCGTATATAGTGTGGCTTCCTTCTAATGGTGTCTCATCAATAATGCCAACAGGAGTAATATCTTCTTCCATCTGTTTTATTTTATCTTCATAGAGTAAAGATTTAAGATCAACATCACTTAAGTCGCCAAAAGCATCAGAAGATACAAACCATGCAAACATAACCAAGTTCATGACCAAATCATCATGATTTCCAACAGTTGCTGAGTAGCTTCCTTTTCTTATTTCAAATGTAGTCAACTCATCAATAGTATTGGCATCAACTAAACGTAATTTGCTTAATTCAATAATATCTTTTAGATTCGAACAACCAATGCGCTTAACACGTTTATTCATCATTACTCCGATTCCATCTGTCTTGATCGATGAAGAAACAAAAGTATTATCGTATTCATATTCGTAATATACATGATTACATACAACTTGACCAGCATCATTATTCTCTATAATTACTAAAGCATTATTATATAGCGAAGCTATTTTTACGATAACATCTGGAAAGATCATCGGCGAAATTAAGTTATTTCGGTATGTACACACTTGATGAAACCCATCATCGTCCATTTTAATAACATTAAATGTAGAATAGTCTTGTCCTCGCCCCTTTGAAACATCGACAGTCATTATATAACGATGATTCTCTATTGGATTCTCATAGAAAAAGACATCATTTCTAACTGTCAGTGGTGTCTGAGCCTTTAGATTTAAAAGAGTATTAGATGATATAAGTGTGTTCGATGTTCCATGGAATGAATTACCAAACTCCTGTTCAAATTGTAATTCTGATGTATTTGCTACTGTCTGATCTTTCCATTTTTGATCTCGACCAGGAACATCCCACCAATCAACGCGAAAAGCTTTAAACTCATTTGTATTTTGTACAGCTCCTTCATACAATCTATGAAACACATTGCCAACACCATTTGCGGTCGATGTGATAATCACTTTTGTTTCTTTACCTGCTGAAACAACGGGATATGTCGATGTGTAGAACTGAGCAGCATTCTCAACGAAAGCAAACTCATCAAGGAAAAGGAGATTCACAGATAGACCACGAATAGAAGAACCAGATGTGGCAGCTGCTACAATCTTCGTATTATTCGCGAATGTTATATTACCTTTATTGAGTGCTTTACAACCAGGCTGAAGAAAGAACGGTAGATTCTCGAGCGCAAGAGTAATACGTGATAGCATCTCTCGTGCAACAGCACCTTTATTGGCTAGAATAGCAATCGTTTTTTCTGGATGAAATACTGCATACCATAGAATATAGATGACGGTGCTAATAGATTTACCTGATTGCCTACACGCTAAAATAATAGAGAAACGATTATCATTGAAATGATTAAACATCTTCTCTTGATATTCATACGGCTTAAACTTTACAAGGCCGTCGTCAAGCGATATTACCTTAATATACTTCTCAGCAAAGTATATAGGATCTTTCATACACTTCACATATTCAGATACCTGTTCTTCTGTAAAGTTTTGGTTAATTCCGTCTCTCTTAACAAGAGGATTACCCAAATACCCAGATTCACCATTAATTATTGTCATTATTATTACTCAAAAACTTTTGTAGTTCTGTAGTAGAACCGACAAAAATCGCATTATTTGTAGTATTACCTGGAGATCCAGGTTTTTGTTCTTCAGATTGAGTTAGTTCTTTTCTTTTCTTTTGTAAAGTTATAAGCTGATCCATCATATCAGTAGTGGTCTTAAACATTCCTGCAAGAACCTCAAATGCGCGTGGATGTTCAGTCTCACTTGCAAGAGCCATCATATTATCAATTGCTTCTTCAGCCTTTGTAATTAAATCCTTTATCTTTTCTCTTGAGTATGCGTAATCTTCCTCAGTATCAACAACAATTTCTGTCTGAGCTACCTCAGTTTTTATCTTTTTTAGTTGTTGTGGAAGGTTTGTTTCAAGGGCTGCTAAAATATCTTTTTTAGTATTATTCATCATCAAAACCAAATGTTGTATTGGTTGTAAAATCTTCTGGAGTATCATCAACCGAACCTAAATCGGTTTGTACTCGATCAACCGCTGTTTCTGCAGTTTCTTCTGTTGAGCTGTTATATAAGTCTGCAGTAATTGCTCGAATAACTGGTTTGGGTGTGACTCTACCAGTAAAACGAATTTTCATTTGAAAATCTAAGGTATAAACAATTGTTCGACGAGTAGTAAAGTCTCCTTCGTAATCATCTTGAATAGTTGTTCCTGTTAATACAATCGGCACATCAACCGAGTTTCCAATACCATCCATATCTTTAATAGCGACTGTATACTCAGGAACAAAGGTTGGTAGAATCTGTTCAAATATTTGCAGCGCTTCATCTTGGGTTTTAGCCAATATATTTAGCTGCATTCCGAGAGTATAAGGTACAGATTGTCGAAGTGTATCTTTCTTTAGCTCTGTTCCTGCTATGTCAAATCTTTTAAGGTTTCCTTTATTTAAAGCAGATGAACTATCGCGATCGATAGATGTAATTTCAAAACTCATACGAGGCAACTTAATAGCGAGTTTCTGATCTTCTAAGCTACTATCTTGATTGATACGTGCAAGGAATTTACTCCTTGGTCCATATGCCAAAGGCACACGAGTTTCAGATGCGCCAGTTTTAACGATCTTGAGATTATTAAATATCGTCCCGAAAACTGCTACAGACTTCTTTAATGTCTGATTGTAAAAATGTACTCCGTCTAACATGTTATAGTGTGTCTACCTCTCCAAATGGGTTAATCTCTGAAAAGTCAATAAAGTTATTACCGATCGATTCGAATTCTTCGTTATCTGCAAATGCATCGTTTGTATCCAGTGGTGTGACTGAATCTTTATAAGAACCCGGTACTGTAGGATCTTTAAGAGTAATTGGATATGATGATGCTGATCTCTCTCCAATTAAATTGCCAACAACATCACTTGTTAAACTAAACGATAGATTAGTACCATCACTTGATTCAATGCCAACTACGTCTACTTCTCCAGTTCGTACTTCAGCAATCTCTCCGCTAATCGTGACTTCTGGAGAACCGCCTAAAGATTGTGTAATGTTTTCACCGACAATAAACGAACCAGTTCCAGTTCCAAGATTGAATGTTGTTCTACTCGCATAATTGGTTTCGATTGAATCAATCTCTTCGACACCAGTATCAATCGCTTCATTACCGTATTCAAACAGCTCACACGTAAGTTTATACGTTGGCATATTTTGAAGTTGATAGAATGGTGTATCGCCATCAACATACCGAATTTCAAATAATCCTTTAACAAGAGGCAGATAAATTAGATCGCCTTCATTTGGTCTAATCAACTCGTTAGGAGCATTGCCGAATTTACCGATTAGATTATTCCATCGTTTACGCGATAGAACAAAACTAATTTGGTTTCTTACTTCTAATCCAAACTTACTTAAAAGATTGCCGTCGCCTTCGTAACCATCAACGCTATCAACATACATTTCAATCATGTATGCTTCTCCGAACTTACTTAACTCTTCTTCATTAAATACAGAGTTTTCATTAACGATAGTTCTTGGTATATAATAACACTCATGTCCATATATACGAAGACTCTCTATAATTATATCTTCATAGAGATGTTGCTCGCCTTGAGTACCATGAGAAAAATAAACGTTTCTTGGCATAATACATTATCCTACGAATAGGTCAATGGGTTTTTCATAAGTTAGTTGCATCGTTTCTTCGATCTTTTCAATATCTTGAACAGCGTCATCATAGATTTGACGACCATTCAATGTGACTCCACCTGGAAGTTGCATTCCTTCAAACTTAATAAGGTTTACTCCCCACTGTCGTTTAATCAAAGCCGTAAGATATTTCTTTAAAAGCATATCGTTATATACATCTGTATATGTATCTGGATCTAAAACCTCATGACCTTCAACAATAATGAATCTTCCTTCTTTCATATCATCTCCTTCAATATATACTCGATTTTGATGACGAGAGAATGTACTTTTCTGGCTCATTCCATTAATTTTAAGATCGATTAAAGCCATATACTGCTTTGTCATTTCGTAATCAATCAAAACTCCTGGATGTCGTAAGTTATAAAGATCATTTAGATGCATTTGATACTCAAGTGAAAACATTCCTGATTGTGATGAACTCGCCTGAATTGGAAATATACTATTTACAAATATCATTGAATCAGGTATTTCAACAAAACCATTTTCAACATCACCCTTTGTTACGACTGAAACTGTTGTGCTTGCTGAATCGCTTGTAATTGTTTCTGCAACAAATTCAGTTCCACTTACATTAACATTATCATAACGTATTGTTGTAGAATCTGGAATAGAAACGATAACTGCTTCAGCTCCCGATGTTCCACCCGTTATTGTTGATGATGTAGTAAAACCAGATGAATCTGCAACTGTTAAACTAGAATCTGTAACTTTATGTTTACGATAATTTCGTACTATCGAATCAGAATGGTATTCTTGATAAAACTGTAAAGCTTCATCAACGCGATCTTCTAATTGATCTTCGTCAACATTAATTTCAATTACTGGAGCACCTAAGGCTCGAAGAGAATAATCGATTAATGTTTGTCTTGAATTAGGTTTAGCCATGGTTCTATTTATACATTACAAACTAATCATTCAGTGATGATTAGACTATACGTGCTTAGTGGAAATCAACCCAAGCACTTCCAGTATAACCTTGGAATTTAGGATTTCCGCTACCATCACCGTCAGTTACGAAAACCATCATGCCAGCTGCGGGTGAAGTGATAGCAGCATCTCTTGCAGCTGTAGTTGCATATACTCCAGGTCTAAGCCATTTAGATGATTGAACACTTCCAGTTACATCAACGTCACAACTACCAGCAATATTTCCACCAGATGTAAATTCTAGGTCACCGCCGCCACTAAATTCCATACTATCTGCTATTTCAACAGACCCAGAAAAAAGAGAGTCACCTGACACTTCAAGATCGGCAGAGAAAGAGACATCACCAGTAGCATTAATATCTCCAGCAACATCAATTCCAGAAGAACGAATGTTCAACATATTATTATCATAACCGATCTTAATAGTTGAAGCGTCTTTATTATAAACGTTCTTACCAATTGCAATACAATCTCCACCTACTTCTGAGCCAGGTCCTATTTGATAACTCTTATATCTACCTTGGTTATCTGCATTGAAGTGCATTAACTGGTCACCAGCTGTAAATCGGTGTAAACCATCAAGTGTTCCTTTTAGTATTCCGACGACTGAGCTACTTCCAATATCACTTAATGCTAACCTACTTGCTGGTTCGAATACTCGACCATAAACAAATATTGCTTCAGTAGTAGAAACTACATTTTTTACAAATGCAGACTCAGCCGGCTGAAATCCTCCAGTTCCATCAGTAATAACTGTAATGACATCATTTAATTCAAGACTGTGTGCACTTGCAAAAACAAGCTTAAATGTATCAGTAGTAGTTGTTCGAGTAGAGTCACTTAATACATTGATACCAGTACTAGATGCAAGTGGCATGCTTTGGGTTGTATCAATTTTATTGACACTAAAGTTAGATGTAACTGCAGTTTGGCTATTTCCATCTGGAACTTGTACAGTTGTTTTATAATTACCAGTGTAAAGAGTGACTTGCGCTACCGCACCGCTTATTCCAGTAACTTTAGCAAAATTGGTTGCTGCTACAATTGCACCTTCAAAATCTATTTCAACCGTTATTTGTAATACGTCGTTTAATGTAAATGGATTATTTCCTGCGGTGTCAAATGTGAATTCAGTAGGTTCAGCACCACCCGCTGGAAACATTACCTCCGAGGTCGCTGATCTATTACTACTATCTTGAATATCTGAAACGTCCCATCCAACTAGATTAGTTAAACTTACTGAAGTGTTAGCAATCTCTGCTGACACACGACCCCAATTCCAAAATGCGGCTTGACTATTTTTAAGATTATTCCCTTCAATTGCGTAATACTGTTCTTGTACTCTTTCGTTTGCTGTATTTGTACCAACTTGTTGTGTAATGCGATTAATCTTTTGTATAGTATGAAAGTGATTTGAGTTATCTGCAAATCCACCAGTTTCACCGCTATGTTTAAATAAGTCATGAGTAATTGTAGCTGGACCTTTAACAAGTAAAGAAGCTGCAGTATTATCATCTTTTTGAATTTTTACGTCTCCACGAACATCCAATTTCTTATCAGGTATTGCAGTTCCTATACCAACTCTATTTAATGATCCATCAACGTAAAGAAGATTACCATCAACTGTAAAATCGCCTCCATTCACACCAAACTCTGCACCATCAGCTTCAATATCTCCGGTGCATGTTAACGTATTGTTACAGATAATGTGGTCTGCGGTAAAACCATCATCTCCCCATTGAGCTGCCGTATTACCATCTGGTTGTAATAACAACCTTTCTTCTAAACTAATTACATTTGTAGAACTCCAACTTATATAACCACCACCGTTAATACTTAAATCTCCATCGAAATCAATTATAGTATCACTCTGAAGATTTATTTGAGAGTTAGCGCCTGCAGTTAATGCAATATTGCCTCCAAAATTCGCGTTTCCAGTAAATGTTGGACTAGCACTAGGTGCAATTCCTGCTTCTGCTAAAGTTTGATTTATAAAATCACCTGAACTTGAAACTAACAATTCACCGTCTGCTAATGATGTGAGTGTAACATCATTCATTTCAGCAATGCTGTCTGCACCTTGAACCGCACTTTGAACAAACTCTGTAGTAGCAATTTGTGTATCATTTGTTCCAGCAGCTGCTGTCGGTGCAGTAGGAGCTGTTCCGGTCAAATTACCTATAAGGTTACCGTTAAAAGCATTACCAGTTGTTATATTACCGCTTGCTTTAATATCACCGCTAACATCTAATTCAACGCCTGAATCTGGAGTTTTGCCTACACCAACACTACAGTTTTCAAAGATAGCAGCCGAAGGTCCTGATGAAGAATCATTAATTTCTAAATAAGCGCCGTTATTTTCACCATCAATATCGCCTATTTGATATATATGACTCGTAGTATCTAAGCTTAACCCCTTTGAGTGGGTCGAGTTGGAAAGTGTCAGGTTACCAGTCAGTGTATTTGTGGTACTTAGAGAGGTATCTCCTCTGACCATAACAAACGAATTGTTACGATAAAGTTCGCCGCTTGCAACTGATTCTACATCTGCAGCCGAATCTGAAGCATAGCTATTAAGTATATTGTGCTTGAGCGAGTTAACAATTATTTTAGAACGTTTGCGCTCTCCTGAACTTCTTCCTATTAATTCAATTGCTGTAAATCTCGAACCATCATTATAACCTGATCCAATAATTACTTTTGATTGGCCACCAGGATCAGCATTAAACTGACCGAGCATAATAGTATTATTATCGTCAAAGTCTTTTAGACCAGTTCCAACAGCTACTGAATTTTCTCCGCTTAAAGTATTAACTCTTCCTATACCAATTGCGTAATTGGTCTTAGCCGAAATAATATTTTGTTTTCCAATTAGGAAATTATTAAAACCATCAGCTATTTCATTTTCTGTCCCAAGAATAGCGCTTGCTCCACCGCCGCTTAAATCAGGATTAAGAATCTTATTCTCATTTCCTGCAATAAAACTATTTCCAGCTTCTAATGTATTTTTATATCCAATTGCAATAGCATTATTGCCAACACTGGATGTTGCTGTGCCTATAATATTTTCTTCACCTAAAGCAATATTACGAGATCTTTTAGTTATATTCTTTTTACCAACTGTAAGTGAATTATCTCCACCAATTTCATTTTCTTCACCAATGCTAGCGATTCTCAGCGCATTCATTACATTATCTTTTCCAACAGAAAGCATTGTATTCTTTCCAGTTACTGAACCAGTATTTGCTTCATTTCCGTCACCGATAAAGAGAATTTTATTACCTCCATTAGAAATATTAGTATCTGCGCCAATTGTAACTAATGTATTAAAGTCTGCTCCTCCGCTAACTACTAAATCATCAAAATAAGTAGATCCGGTAAAAGTTGGACCAGCAAGGCGCGGAATTCCAATTTCTTCGAAAGTTTGATTTATAAAGTGTGGATCAGCTACAGTTCCAGCTGCAGTGGCATCATAGACCATGATTCCAGAATCTGCAAGAGTTGCTACATCAAATGTTAGATTGTCAGTCCCGCTACCGCCGAATTTATCTTCGGTAATTGTAATAGTTTCACCAGCAACATAACCAGTACCCGCGGTGTGAACAGTTACAGAACTTACATTACTTGTTAAAGTTGCTACAGTAAATGTTACATCAGCGACACCAGTCACGTTGCCCAAATCTGAGTTGCTAATAGTAATAGTATCACCAACACTATATCCAGTACCACGATCAACAATAGTAAGTCCAACAGCTCCTCCGTTAACTACTACATCAAATGTTAGACCTGTTCCACCAGATGGTGATACTTCAGTTGTTACTCCGTCATAGCTACCTGCCGTACGATTCGAATCAGCCTGACCAGCAAGAGTAGTAGTATCGACAGTTAAAACAATCGATTGATGTATAACAACATCAAATTTTGCTCCTGTACCAGATAAAGATGAAGAAGAATTTAAACCTCTATATGTACCAGCTGTACGAACTGAGTCAGTAAGACTCAGTGCACCAAGTGTTCCTACTTTACCATCTTTAATTTCTACATCAGATAAAGCAGTAAGCTTAATACCTTCATCGAAGTTTTCAGCCAGTTCTCTTAATGTGTTTAATGCTTCAGGTGCACCGTCAACTAGGTTGCTAATATTTTCAGCACCATTATCAGATACTAGTGTAGTTCCTATGTAAATTTTACTCATTGTAATTTCTCGTTTGTTTTATTTATATATTATCCGACAGTTACTCGAGGTGTAATATCAACTTGACCTTCGACAACACGTGTTACGATTGGAGTAGAATCTCCTGAACGTATTTCAATATCGTAAACATATCTTCCAGCTTTAAGTGCTCCGGTTTGTGCAGCAGTTAAAGAACCAGTCAATTCTTTATTGGTATTATTTATGGAAATAGTAAAATCGACTGCATTCGTAGAAGTATAAGTCTTACGCAATTGTCCTTTATGTGTATAGCTAGTTAAATCAGTCGACCCGACAGTAGGTGTAAGATCAACAATAAAGTTAAAATCTGATCCTTGATCGATATATAAATTTGAATAAGTCGCCATATTATCTATTTATAACTTTAATACGTATGTGTGATAGATGTATCTGAAGTTAAACCTTCAGAAATTCCATCTCCCCAATCAACTGATGATCTACCAGGAAAAGTCGCAGTCATTTTAATTGTATCATTAGGTGAAGGATCGTCGAATACCCATATTCCACCGAAGTCTGTTTCTCCTGACCACACTACATCTGAACCGTGTCGTATTTCTATTACAACATCGGTGCCACCTCTTATATCTACTGCGTTATATAGTATCATAATCGTATTCTTCTTCGATAATATTTAAATTATTGTCTGCGATATGTTGATCCATTTCTTCTTTAGTATCAGCTATAACCATAGCATAAGGAGATGAAGTAAATCCTGAACTTTGCATAGGTTCTACTATTATATTTTTAGTAAGAGGATTATAAATTAGATTCCATTGATTGACATTGGTTTCAATATTATCTACAGTTGTTATTGTTTCTATTGCCATTATATTAATTATGTGTTACGGTCCAATTTCCAGCTCGAAGCGTAGCAACATCTGTTATACCTTGTCCTGTTGGAGGGCTATTGGTTCCACCTTCTAATTTTAATACTCCTCCTTCATCGTCATCTACCTCTTGTTGTGTAAATGTTTTACCACTCGCTACGAGCTGGCTAAGTATAGCGTTTATTGCGCTTTCGCTTAAGTCATTATCGTGAACATTAAAAACCCTTAAATGAGTAGCAGGAATAGAAGTTCCGCCATAACCAGTAAAATTATTATTTGCGCAATTTACAGATTTTAATCCATTATTTGCAGGATCAAAGTGATCATCCATCTTTGAGAAGTTTGGAAGAGAACCTATCAAATTATTGCTATGCACATGTAACGTTACCATGATTGTTGCATTTCCCAACCAAGGCAAGTTTCCAGTAAAACTATTATGATTAATCACAAACGTCTTAAGCTTGCGAAGATTATTAATATTGGTATTTACAGGACCAGTTAAGTTGCATTTATTTACCCGCAAATGTTCTAACTTAGTAAGAGCAGATAGATTAGGAAAATTTCCAGTTATTGCATTTTGACCAATAACAAACGCTATTAGGTTTGTATTACCAGAAATATCTGTAATTTGACCAGTAAAATTATTATTTTCTATATTAAACCGTTGAATACTTGAAGCTAATGATGTTGGTATTGTTGCAGTTATTTGATTTCGAGTAGCGCGAAAAGTATTGAGCACCGGCAAAGCTGCGATATTTGGCATATCTGTTATAGCATTATCTGTAACATCTATTTCGAAAAGTTTAGTGTTAGCATCAGAACACGTTAATTGAATAATACCATTCTTCCTAGCTTTGAATTCTTCTAAATTATCTAGTTTAGTTAAAGATATTCTTCCTCCAACTGAATCTACATCGGATGTTTTGCTAAAATCTAATTTAGTAATTCTGCTTAAATTTGTTAACGAAAGAGTTTTCACGTGGAGTAATATTTAAGGTTTATAAAATTTTACTATAAACTTTAAATAGTAATAACATATAGTGTAGTAGCAACAACTGTTCCGGCAGCAGCTAATGCATCATATTCTCCTTGAGTTATCTTTACCATATTATCAATGTGTCCATGACTATATGTGTCTAGACTTTTAATACGATTAGCCATTAACTCGTCTGGAGTAATTTTCTTACTTTCAAACGTATTAACAATTACCATTGAATCGTTTTGTGAATCTAGTTCTGAAAGTACTATGTGATTTAAATCTGTAATTTTTTTATCAGTTGCCATAATTGTTATATTTTAAAATTATTAAGCCACAATATAAAGGGTATTAGGATCGACGTCTGATCCCAAACTTGTGTATTCTGCTTGTGTTAATTTACGAATAGTCTTAACTAATATTTCTCCAGCAATAGGAGCTCCAAAGTTTTTAACAGGTGAACCGGGCGATGTACTTGCATCGCCCATAGATACTGATTTAACTTCTCCACCAATATTAACATCTATTAACATTTCTTCAGCAGCTCTACGAACAATATACATATTTTCCGGAAGAGTTGTGGCAGATTCCGCTCCATGTAATGCACCTGCAGTACTAGGTAAAATAGCTGAATTAGAATTTTTCAATGTCATTGCAACGTTTTCATTTGCAAGTCGTACAGAAGATAATCTAATACGTCCTTCTGACCATTTTCCTAATTCAAAAACATTTGCAGGAGATGTAACGTAAGATCCAATTGCTATTCCTTTCGAGCCTAATACTTTATTATTATCACCGATAGCAATAGAGTCTGCAGATTGTATTTCATTCAATGAACCGAATATTATACTTCGCTCAGCAGCATTAGTAACTTCGTTAGCCAAACCATACGTTAATGAATCATTGTCTGAATTAGCGTTTACGTTATCTCTGCCGAAATTAAGATTGTCAGCTTTTACAAATTGTAAATTAAGAAAAGATATTGTGGCGTTGATAGAATTAACAGCAGTTTCTAAACCCTCGATTTTAATAGGAAAATCGGTAGATGCTACCTTTTTAACGGTGTTATCAGCCTTCTTAATATACATGTGTCCATCTGAATAATTAATTGCTATTTCACCATAAGATAAACTATTTGCTATTGGAGCAGCGCCGACCGCTTCACTCTTTGTATGAATTATTTTTGAGTATGCCATAACTGTTATTTAACCAATTTAGATTGTTTTTGTCGTTCTTTTTCTAATTTAATATACTCTGCAGCAGAAAGACTTGGTTCAATACCTAATCCAGTTTCTCGAATATGCCGTAATACTTTCCAATCAGTATCATTTAAAAATTCTAGTGCCTTCTTTGATTTTTCTTCACTTTTGATTATCGAAGTAGCTACTTTAACTACTTCTCTTTTAATTGCATCATAGTAACTTTTACCATCTGCAATGCTTTTAAATTTAGCATTAGTTATTGTTTCAATTGATACTGTATCAGGAACATTTGGTTCATAATCAACAATTGATGTTACTTGGTTATCTTCTATACAAACGTAATACATATTATTATTTATTAGTTCCTCCACACAGCTATATAGTTAGCAGCTGGTGCTGATCTTTGTTCAGTACCTTGAACAAAAACTCTAATTCTATTTGATAATATTCTGTGATGGCACTTAATCGAATCATTGGCATCTACTCCACCGGCAAAATGAATAACATGCATAGAAGGTAAAAATGCTTCTAAATCAGCCATTGTATAACCAGTTGGTGGATATACATCGAAATAGTTTCTAGATTCGTTAAATGACCCAACTTGATTGGTAAATCCAGATGTAACATAAGATGCACCAGATACAATTTTATAATTTCCTGTAACTGAATTTAGAGCTGTAGAAACTTTGTTATCTACGTATTCTTTTGTTGTTGCATGATTATTAGAGGTTGGTGCAGATACTGCAACCTTTGTGTTTACCTTAGCAAATACGTTTGCATGATTTCCATCAAGTAAATCAGCATCTAATCCAGACTTGTCACCATCATTTCCAGCGTGCCAAACTTTATTGCCTGTAATATTAATTCCTCGACCCGTAATAACTGTGGTTTCAAAACTTCTACCATCATCCCAATTTCTATTTCTAGGATGTGGTGTATTTACACTCAATCCTTGTTCAGCATTTACATAAACATACTCATTAGTTTGACCAGAAATTTTACCACTTGATTCACCGGCATTTAAAATAAGTTCTTGATTAGTAGATGTTCGTATTTCTTTTGTTCGAACAGAAGTTAATGGAGTAATAATATCAGGAATTCTAGCGTCGTTAATGATTCCAGTTAAATTTCCTGCATTTAAATAATATGAACCATGATTTCCATCAAGCTTATCTGCATCTAATCCAGATGCGGCACCATCATTACTACTACTCCAATAACCTTTAAGAGCATTTGTTAGTCCGCTTGCAGTAATATCTCCGGCTGGGACACCAGCTATACGATCATCAACGTACTTCTTATTGACTAGATCTCCAGCTGAAGTTCCGCTTTTTCCTAAAGCTACTTCTCCGCTTTCTTTTACTCGTAAACCTGTTCTAGATTTACCATTGCCGGTATAACCTATTTGTAATCCATCAGTACTATGTTTTGAAATGTAATGGTAATCTCCTGTTTTACCAATGTGTAATTTACCTTCAGTACCTATATTCCCTAAAGTATAGAATTTACCTGCGTTAAACATATCACCAGTAGCAGATCGTACATGAAAGATTTCTTTATCTGTATTGGTATTATATGCGCTTATAGCATGTTCATCATTATTAGTATCACCAACGTGAAGTTGTATTCCTCCTGAATCAGTACTAGTGCTGCTAAATCGAGCAACGAAGTGACCTCCATGAGAGTGACCAGCACCATCTCCGATGCTTGATCCTATATGTGTGTTTCGTATTGAGCGTCCTGCTTGCGCTCCACCAAAATTAGTTCTACCTACAAAGTCTCGTCCAAGATCTTTAACACTATCTACTGCAGTATCAACATAAAGTTTTGTAACAAGACTTGTGGGTGATGTACCAGTTTGGGTTAGGTGCACATTTCCGCTTGACTCGGAAAAAGAAAGTAGTACCTTCGTTTTTGTTTTTGTGTGGTGTATAAAACTTAAATTTGTATTATTATATCCTCGTTGGAATGAGTAAAAATCATCGGCGTTGTGACCAATTGATATATTACCCTCAGTACCTATATTTCCCCTATTGAATATATTTCCAGATGCGTAAAGATCACCAGTAGCAGCTCGTACATGGAAGATTTCCTTATTAATAGAAGCATTACTGTTATATGCACTTATAGCATGTTCATCATTATTGCTATCGCTAACTTCAAGGGCTATTCCTCCGCCATCGCTGTTACTTGTAGTAGTAAATTTAGAAACAAATCCACCACCGTGTGTACTATGACCAACCAATGTTTTTGGTATTAAGCTATCTGCATGAGATGTTGTTCTACTATTCTGAGTTCCTCCAAAATCATATTGTGTTCTTCCTGCAAAATTAGAAGATCCAGCTCTTACATCTGCAATTACAGAATCAACATAAGATTTGGGAACTGCATCAGTAGCTTGTTTAGGAGTATAACCCAGTGTCAATCGAGTCTTCACAAAACCAAGACCGTCACGATCAAAGTAACACACTTTAGATCCAGCTTTACCTACTGCAATTGTTCCACCGTCGGCATATACATCAAAGGTTGTTAATCCTCCTCCCCAGCCTTCTGGAGTAATTTTGCCTTTTTGTATAATATCTCCACCTTCTTTAAGCAAAATACTACCGTCTACATAAAGTTTATATCCGGTATCTACATTTTCAACAGTTCCCCCAATTTGAGCGTTACCATTTTTATATTGTCTAAAACCATTATTCCAGTGCCAATCTGTGTTTCCATTATTTCTGGCTGCAAGTTCAATAAAATCTCCTGGAACAGTATTATTTTGTCTACTATGTAGAATCCATTGGCTAAAATCCTTACCGAATTTCACATTATTACCGGTGTAAACATCTCCAGCTGCAACAATGTCTGAATCGGCTTGAATACCTTTCTTACTAACGATATTTCCTCTATTCGCTGTTACGGTGCCAGTACTACTAAATGTTAATATGCTTGATGATCTATAACCAGTTCTGCTCCCACCACGACCAAAAAATCCGCCGCGAGGGCTTGAATCGCTTCGTACACGACTTACAATTGCTGCATCTCCATTCGGCTGATCGAATGCGTTAAACATCCATGCGTGAGTAGTATTCGCAAGTGGTCTTAACTGAATTGATCCACCATCTGCATCTATACATACGCTACCTGCTTCAGTTGATTTACCTCCAATACATAAGTCATAATCTGGATCACTTTCATTAATACCAACTTTATCACTTGAGGTAATAGTTACTACTTCAGTGCCGGTGTTTGTACCCTCATTTTCATGAAAGAATCTTAAAGATGGGGTGGCGGTACTACCATATACATCAATATTCCAATAGCGACTATCATCAGATGCTCTACTAAGTCCAATCTGTCCACCTTCGTCAGTACCATTTTGACTTTGTACAGTTAAAGTTGGTATTTCATAATAACCAGTAGATGCATTCAATACGAGTGCTCCTCCAGTTTCTACTTTATCATCTACGTATGCTTTATTAACTAAAGCTAGAGGATCACCAACACTTTCAATTTTCTCCTTTGTTAAATGTAATTTACCACCTTTATAAATTTCTACGATCGAACTACGATTAATACTTAAAGCCGGTGTTCCATTACCGACAGCAGTCTGAGGACCAATCTCCATTCGGTCTATTGACCTACTATTCCAAATACCATATCGTTTAGTTTGTCCATCTGCATTAGATAAAACAAACTGTGGATAGCTATTATTCATCAATAATAACTTATTTGAACCTTTAATATTTCCATCAACATCAAGTGATTGTGTTGGATTATTTACACCAATACCAAATCTACCAGCTTCGTCAAATCGACCAGATTCAATAACATTATACCCACCATCATCGCTATCTTCAGCTCGTAAGAAAAGTATTTCACCAGCTGTACCATTTGGTTGGCTAAACTTAATAGCTGACGATCCTCTTAAGTTAGTTCCCTTTGCTTCAGTACTTCCATTCAAACGAAGATTACCACCAACCATGGCAGAATTATCATTAGTTGATAGGAAAGCATGCGCTTTAGTATTTCCGCTAAATTGATTAACCCAAACAGTACCTGCAAATTGTCCTGAAATTCCTGCATCCTCACCACTTACAACAAACGGTAATGAACTACCAGTACTTGGTCCAACAGATAGCGTACTAGGAACACGCACTTGCTTATTAGTCATTACCGAAAGTACCGGTATTTCGTCATAAGTATTTTTAGAAGCATTCCACCTTCCGCTTGTTATATTAAATCTACCGCCATTAGTATCAAGTGCGTTTAATAACCATCGGTGAGTTTTATTTTTAAGCGGTCTTAAACTAATTGCTCCTCCTTGTGCATTAAGAGCTACGTGACCAGCTTCAGTTGATTTACCTCCAACACATAATGCATAATCCGGATAATCTACTCCGCCGATTCCAACTTTATTGTCAACATTTAATTGACCGCGAATTCGAGTTTGTTTATATAAATCAATTAAATCCGTTTTAAGATATATGATTCTAGTAGTATCTTGTGCAGCATCTGCTTTTACATTGTCTTTAAGTTCAAGTGACATCGCAGCAGTAGTTGAATCAACCTCTGCGGTAATCCGTGCTGATGATCCTGCTTTAGATGGTATAGCTTTAGTGTGATTAAATGCTATATTAGCATTACCATATCCATCGTTATAAGTAAGAGCTATTCCACCCTCATTTGGAAAAGCTTCGACATAACCAGAAGTTCTTAAATTTCCATCTACATCAAGTTTTGCTCCCGGGTTTGTTATTCCTATACCAACATTACCAGCACTTGTAATACGTACTCTTTCATTTGAAGAAGCAATAATATTACTGTCTTCTCCAGTAAAGAATCGCATTGAGTTACCAGCATTATGATATTGAATCTGACCTGATTTGTGGCTTTGACTATCTCCAAAAGTTACTGCAGCATACCTACTATCTTTCGACTGAATAGAAATAATGCTATTATCATCGGCAGTTCGAACACTTAATTGACCTTTAGGACTTGAAGTTCCAATACCAACCTCACCGTCAGAAGTAATCCGCATTTTTTCAGTAAGCGGTCTAACATTTTTAGATGTATAAAATATCAATGAAGAATTAGAATTAAGATCAACAGTACTTTCTGAAACAGAAGCTATACGCGATGCTAACCATGTATCTTGAGTTGAGAAGCCCTCATCATATACACCAGGATCTGAAGCAGTTGTATCTGGATTATAAAAATCGATTGAAGGACCAGATCCTTTATGGTTTGATGTACGTGGAGAGTTTGAATTTGTAACTCTTAACTCCAACATAGGAGTTACTTCATTTTCAGTATACTCCTGTTCCCATCTAGATTTTTGAATATATGATTTAACTCCGTCTACTGTTTGATCTCCAACGAGCATAACAGCAATAGTTGGAAATGCATCCATCTCGTCATATATATCCTGAAGATTAAGCTTAATCGAATTAGTCTTAAGTCTCCATTCGTTAAATGTGTCAGTTTCAAATACGTCTATAAAAAGTTCTTTTCGTGCCATAGCTCTATTTATTCATTTTAACGAGAAGTGTTTTAACTAAATCTTTCAACTCAGATACTTCGTTTTTTAATTCATTAATTTGTTCTGCAGATTTTTTATTATATTTCTTCCTCATTAATGCTGCTTTATATCCAGCAGAGTCATTATTGAGTATTGCATTTGTTGTTTGATCACGCTCAAGTGCAGTGTTTTCTTTTACTATTAATCGCATCTTAAATAGTTGCGATTGCTCTGAAGTCTTTTACCATAGGAACAAGAGCGTGATCATCCGATGTTAATACAATTTTAACTTGGAATGAATTAAACAATGGTAAAGGATTTTGGCCGGCCGCGGACTCAGCCGCGGTGAGTGAGAAATCCTCTGTATATTTAATTTCAGCATAGTCACCGAAATCTTTAATAGGTATTGGTGTTTCTGGACCAATTTTAGTAAATGGAATATCTTCAATATTATCTTCCGATCTTTTAAATCGAGCATAGACTAATACGTTGCTGTCATTATATGGTCTATGAATATTTAGATATGAATCTAATCTATCTGAAGGATTATTTAGAACAACCTCTTTTGTCATATAAACTGCCAATGCAGTTCCATGATCAGCGGATAATTCTGTATTTGTCGTATCATCAGTCTCGTCCGTCTGAACTACTGATTCGCTATTAATAATGTTCTTAACAGCAATAAGAGAAATTCGATCTAAGTCAATAAGTGGCGTGATCTTTGTATCATTTGTTTTTAAAGTTACTCTGATTTTTATGTCGTTATTGCTTACGATCGGCACATCTTGCGGAGTTGAAATATAGTAATTTTCATTTGGAATAATCACATTGTAATCGCTACCTGCATTGGTAGAAATTTCAAACAAGATGTCTGTTTCTGGATGATTTACAAAATCAGTATTCAGCATAATCTGAGAGTATTCGAGAGGACCCTCAATCTCGTCAGAGCCGGCAGCCTCTGTATCACTACCAATACCAACAGTATCTAATATGATAGAACCTTCAGCTACATACTCAGCTCTACGAAGTTCCATCTTAAAGTCCTTCATTTGATCAGCTGTCCAAGTAGAAGCATTCTGCGATTTAAACGAAACACCTAAATAAGGATTCTTCGAGATAAACTCTCCAGTTGTAACATCATCTTTACCTACTTCAGATAACCACTGACGATATTGAGCCGAATTTGATTCTGTAACAATAGCGTATTCAGTACCAAACTGTAAGAATATGGGTGAATCAAATGTAAATGTAGTAGGTGTGGCTGCAGTAGGACTCGTATTTACATCGCCCTTTTGTTTAACTACTTCACTCAATGGAACAACTCGCTGTGTAGGATAGCCATTCTCTACTTCAACTAAGTACATTTTTAAAGGAATGTTTTTAGTTGGAACAGTACTAAAATATAAATCAATTTCTCTAATATACAAACCATTAGGATTTTCTCCAACAACAAAAGATTGCGCAAGTGGATCGTGGTATACAGTCTTTATAGCCTTTTTCGTAGTCTGTGTGCGAGATTGCGAAACTCTCTGTGTACGTCTAACGATCGATCGAGTATTAACAACTGTACGTTGCTTCGTTTGCATTTTACCAGTTGCAGTATATACTGCTTCTGCGCTTGTTGTTGATTTTGGATCACTCGCTGCTGCACCGTCACTCAATATAAACTTTCTTTCGCCAGTTTTAAATTGATGTTCACTATTATTTGGAATTAAAAACCATCCGTAAACTTCTCCACTATCATTAGTGATAATGTCTCCACCAATTCCGTCGCTAACTAAATTTGAAGTGGTATGGCGAGCTCCGTGATAAACTCTTACTGTAGCATTATTTGACCATTCTTTATAATCAGCTTCTACAACACCTGTTGCGTATTTAGTAATATCTACTCCGTCAAAGAAAACCTTTAACTTCGTATTTGGTTTAAATAGTTGACCTTTAAAGTAAACTTTACGTGCACGAATAAATGGCACAAAGCTAACAGAAATAACTCTATCATCTTTCACTTGACTTACTGTCTTAATAGAGGCAGTTGTTCTAATACCTTCTCGTGTTTGTTTTGAATCTACTTGGCTCCAAGTGGTATCTTTAAATCTTCCACTTCCGTCTGGTGCAAATCCTCTTCGACCTGGACTAATTTTTCCCCAACCTGTTGCTTTAAATTCAGAAGTTCTTGTAGTTTTAGGTTTTCCAGTCCAAGTTGTTTGCCATGAATTCCACTGTGTACCAAGTTTATTAACCCGATTAACCTCAGCCTGCATTTCATTTAGATTGCCACCAACATTATTGACAATATCAGGAGCGCGGCGAGTTTCAAGCCATTCATCAGAAGATGGGGAAAGTTTAACTGATCCTAACCATGTAGCAACATCGTATGGATTAACGCTAACACTAACACCTGCTTGCAGTTGAGATATAAATGCTGGACCGTCAGTGTATGCTAAAGTTGCTAATCCGTCATTAACAACTGTATTAGTTAAAAGATTTTTTGTAAGTGGAACACTTCGTGTTTCAAAGTATGGGCGAAGTAGATGCTCATCAGGATCCATTGAACAATTATAATGTTCATCATCAACATATCCAATCAAGTGTCCAGCAAAGCTGTCAACAATAATTCCATTTTTAAACCTATCATACGGCGCGTTTGCATCTGTATCAAAAATTTGTTTTCCTTCAGCTTCTTTTTCTAAAAGAGATAGAGAAGTATAATATTCTAAATTCTGAATTCGTGTTTCAATACCACCAATATCGCGCATTGTGTACCTACGATTATCAACAAAGTCTGTTGTAATATTTGTGTGGCAGAATGTAAACGCTGGTATAAAGAGAGTATAAAGATGCATCGCAGTCGAAGGAACATCAGGTGCAATAGGATCAACAGCTGGAACTCCGTTTATGAGTTTAAACTGACCATCTTTTGTGACAACTAATTTGTCAATGCGTGAAAGATAATAATCTATCTTTGAATCAATTGTGCTATTAGGATCTAAGTGTGTACCACTGTCGCTATCTCCTTCTTTGGCTCTAAAATCTAAACAATCAGAAAGTCGTAATTCTTTATAGTTAGGAATTTCTGAGTAATCTACATCAGTAGTTGCTACCTTGTATGAATTAACTGAAAAATAATCTCCAGTGCTAGAATGACTAAAATATGTATAAGATATTTTAAGACCACCAGTTCCATTTCCACTCGCTGTTATTTGAGCACCAGTATATTTAATGCTTCCTAGCTTATAACAACCATCTCTTTGACCGTTATCTAAAACTAAATCAGCTGTAACATCATTTCCTTCATAATCTTCTGCCGAAGTTATTGCAATAATATCATGATTAGCTAAAGTAGTCGTAAAATTTGTATTAACATTATTTCCGTCAGCTACAAGCACTTCATTTGTTACTGTCTGCTTATCTTTTCCTTTTTCAGTTAACGTTGTCCGAACCGAAGCAACAACAAGTGTAGTATAAGATCCAGTGCTATCCATTGACGACACAGTGAGTCTAGCGAGTGCATTATTATTTTCGCGTGATACAGCAGATACAGCACACTCGTTGCCGGCTGTATCAAATACGATAAATGAAGCAGGGCCGAATTCTTCAAATTTTCCACCAGCTGGCGCGCTAATAGTAATTTCAGTAGCACTTACTACGGACCCAGTAAACAGCTTTCTTTGAGTAAACTCAGGTCGATCATTAACTTCTTGTTTAATTTGTTTAATAAGATTAGCTGGAAGTGGATATATCGGCCGGTTATACTGTGCTTCGAATAAACCTATTTGAGATTGATCAATAGTAAAGTCAAAACCGCTGGATGGAGAATCAACTTCTATTTTAGTTGCGCCTGTCAAAGAAGTATATGAACTTTGAAATTGAATGTCGTAAACATATAGCTTATACTCTTCAACAAAGCCTGCCCCGGATGAAAGGATTTGTTTTTCTAACGAACGTGCTTTACATGTAGCAAGCGTACTGGTACCGTTTGTAATATTATATACAGTATCTACATCAAATGAAGGTGCTCCGCCTGTAATATCAGTACCTTTAATATATGAACCTTGCGTGGCGTTACTATATGATTGTTGATATCCTGAAGTTTTGCGTGCTCTTTCAGCAATCACTTCAACTCTTTCAGGCTCAGCAATTCGATATCCATCAACATAAGCAATCGATGGTTCAACACCAATAGAGAATCGGGTTTTACCAAATTTTATTTTATTTGGATCGTCAACTGAAGA